CATCATTTCCAGGGTGTTTGTTAACCGAGAAACCTTAACTCGAGAATACTTAGTATTCTTAGATAAACACAACATTTACACTAAACTAAACTAAATAAAATACAAGTTAAAATTATAAAAAAACCCGGCGCAAGCTAACCTTACATCCTGGGATAACTATCTTATCCTTAAAGCGTGGGAAATATCCCACTGCTTTGCTTCATGGTATATTTTTTTATTTACGCGCCCACACGCGGATGTTTAAAAACCCTATTATAATTTCGAACATTTAAGTCCAAAATCTCTAACACGACAAAATGTGTACAGGTACGAAGCTGAACATTTAAGTCCTAGCTTTCGATTTATAATAAACGGGTAGGATGTCCCAAACATCAAAGGAAAAATCCTCCCCGATAGAACAGTATACCTCACTGGGCATATCTGAGTATCTCTTGTGTACTACTACTGAATGCGGGTAGTACGGAGCTAGATTAGAATCTCTAGTCTGCTCAAACGGATAGTCATTAAAGAAGGGAACTTCTATTTCTAATATGTCGTCCCCGAAGACTCTAACTATCCCTAGTACATCTTCTGGTTGGTAATTCAAGTCGCGAGTCACCGCACCCGTGTACGAGTCCCTTACTAATTGGGCTCTACTCGCATTCGTTATTCTGTAACGAATAGAGCCTCTATAAAGTTTGAAACAATCAAACAAGTATATTAAGGGATTATGTCTTCTGTATTGTATGTTCTGTTCGTTCTTTGGACGATTGGTTTCATTAACTTCTTTAATCGTCCTGAACCTGTAAGCATCTGCAACCCACCTAGCTCTTCCTTCTACTTCTACTGCAGTCAGGGGAAAGCACGGATAGGCTGGCATCCTGAATCCAGCTTTGTATTCAGTTCCTGGATACTTTCCAACTATGTATATCAGATAATCTCTCTTGCATAGTTGGCGATATGATACAAATCTCTCTCCCATAAAATTTTGGTAAAAGCTACCGAGAAACATTGAAGTCTCATTCAGGTTAACTTTTAAAGTCGATTCGGGAGCGGAACTAGCAAGTCCCCCGCTTTGCATCTGGTACTCAATCTGATGTGTTAGACCGTGATATCCTACCAATGATTTTTCAGCCATCGGGCAGGACGCACTCACATCAATTCTAACAATTGAATCTATTTCGCTTACATTATTAAAAAATTTCTTGAATAGGTCTACGAACCTATTGTGTCGTCTCATCATTTTACTTCTCTCTCTGTGAAATACGGGGGTGAGAACCCATCCTGGAGTGTCTATTCTTTCTCTGTTTTCCCTGGATTTAGCCGCAATAGCTCTAGCCTCTTGAAGGGAAGGGAAAGAATTCCTGATCCCTAGCTTATTCACTACGACCAGGGGTAAATAATGTCCCAACGTTATTAGACGGTACATCACTGTTATATGTACGGGCCAGTCTATAAATCCATAAGATAACAGATAAAGTCGAGCGACAAATAGTGCCAACTCTATTGTCATTCTCGAGGCTTTCATGACTCTCTTTATTGCATTCTCCCATTCGATAGGCATGGGAAAATATATGTTGGAAGACATAGCTTCATCTCCTAATCCCGTTAGACTATACTCCTGTTGCCCAGCCCAACGAGGATTTATTCCGAAGTTTCCCTCGCCGAGTTCTTCTTCAGAAGTATTTTCGAACTCAATGTAATCAGTTCGCTCATCTTCTCCAGGTTCTTTCCACTCCAGCTTTTTCCTATCTATCAATAACCTCACTGGTGGAACTCCTTCGTTACCCACTTTCTTAACTCCTTCGAATCCTCCGGAAGAAGCCTTTCTGGGGGGCCGAGGAGGAAAATTATATCTCCTTGTGGCCATGTCAAAGTCTCCTTCAGCTGCCTCCTTTCGTTTTTTGCTCCTCTTTGCCATAGGTGACCGACTCCGGCCGAAGACTCTAGCAAAGGGGCCTGGCTTCTTGGTTCTTTCTCTAGGGTTATGACTTCTCATAGCAACCGCTTGCGGTACAGTCTCTGTTGTACTTACAGGGATTGCGGTCACAGCGTCAGCTGCCCCTCCTTGATCAGCAGGTGCTGTTGCATCCTCCTCTTGATCGGGGTCTTCAGTGCTGACGGGCGGTTTCGGGGGACTCGTTCCCCCTTCTGCGGCTGCCGCATCATCCTCTGCGTCTAAATCAGTGTTATTCTGAACCTGTACGAACTTCCCCACTCCTAATACATCATCCATTACTATTTCCTTCGCGACAGTGGAATACTCTGCATTCCAGGAACCTTGGTTTCTGGAAAATTCAGAAGCACTTATCCCTCTTAACCACCTAGAACGGAAAAACTCGGACAAAACCGCTGCTGTCGGCAACATGAATTCCACGTTGGCAGACTCGACGTAAGCGATTGCTTTCATCCCAGAAACTGCTCTAGGTGACGGAAAAATTTCCGTAATGGGACGCACATATACATTCCCCATCGTGCATCTAGCTACGAACAGTTTCCTCGCGCTATCGAAATCGTAATATGTATCTGTTCGTATAAACTTCTGGTCTTGCGGGAACTGTACCTCCAACATGTGAAATATAGAGGTGTACCCTATATCAATCGAAGCCGAATGACTCTGACTCAAATCAAGAATCACACCCTTTGTTTGGTGAATATCTTGAAAACTAGGTTTGTGGAGGGGCATAGGATCATAATTGATATAAAACCTACCCCTTGCCGTCTGAGGACACACTATCTCGAAACGCAATTTTATGTCTCCTCTCCACCAAGTGAAATTCAGACCAACTGTTCCCGCGCCACACCATTGAATTTGGTTGTTTCTAGTTTGGTAAAGCATTGGGGTAACAGGAATGACAAACTGAAGAGCGTAAAGGTCTGCAATCGGTCTCACGCTTAAGATGTTTTCTCGGTTGTAAAATTTCGAGAAGGACATATTATCTTTTCCCGCTACAAATTGGAGCGGAGCTAGTCTTTGTTTAGGGTCGTAAGCAAACTTTACCGAATGGTCAGACGTTTGAGAGTAGTTGAAAACTGTTGAATGTCTTACTCTTACCGCTTCATACTCATGAGACACGTTTGGCCTCGAAAAACCGAATATTGAGGCAACACTCTTTACTGTACTAGCTACAGTTTTTACCGTTGAAGCATAGGGTGCTAAAATTGGTACTTTTGAAACTACATCTGCTGCAGACATAACTTTAGAAGCTACATTCGAAACAGCACCTTCTTCTTTGGCTTGTTCTTCTTTCTCTATCTCCTCTTCAGCACCCTGATTGCTAATTGAATACTTGTAGGAAGTAGGAGGACCTAGCTCAACGTTGCTCATTTGCGCCGTGACTGTGATCTTAATAATATCACCAGCCACAGCCTCATCTATGTGATACATGTCTATAAATGAATAGACATACAGACGTCCACACGCTGGTATTACTCCTCCGTGATCGTGCACGTTAATTGGTAGAGCGTTCACCAGAAAGTATGGAGGACACACCAGTTCTACAGTGTCATCCATACCTATATTAATCACGGCTTTATGTTCCGACGAGTAGAGCATTCTACCAAACCAGTTGTCATCTTGCGAATCTTCCAACATGGTCACTAACCTACTTCTCTCTCTCGGAAGCCAGTAGATCATAATTTTCCCAGCATGGAAGATCGAAGAGCTCAAAGTAAATCTTAACTTTAACAACCCCTTAAACGAAAAGTGGTTCCTTAACCTTGACTTAATTAACGGAAAAGATCCCCACTTCTTATAAGGCGTAAAAACCTCCTTATATTGTCCTGTCCCAACTTCTATGGTATATAGTGGGACTTCACATTGTAGGAAGTTAACGTTCTGATCAGAAACATTGGTGCCAGGAAAAATGTATGTGTTTACATACTGTCCGATCTCTATTTCCTCTGTTCTAGTCAAAATCTCGGATTTTTCTGTAGTTCCTGTTGTCGCTAGATTTTCCTTCTCTTGGGCATTCACTACATCCATTTGGTTTTCAATAACCGTACCCTTGGTTGAATTGATTGAATCTAGAAAAGCCTGTAGTCTAGGCATTGTAGAGCGTTGTTCGCTTTCAGAGTCTGAACTACCTTTCCTAGTTCTAATCACTAGATCTCCCAGCTCTGTCTTTTCTAAGGCATCAACTTTCACTTCTTCTGCATTGGTTACTGATTCCTCTTTCTCATCCACAATCTCTACTCTAATTTCTCTCCAGTCATCGAAAATGGCGTAACCGACATCATTACATCTAACAATCTCTGCTACGTTAGCCCACTCTCTTTTGTGTCTGGCTCTAGCTTCTTCTATTTCTCTCTTTATGTTAGTAACTAACCTTCCGAATGCTCTTCGATTGTCCCGGTCCCACTTCTTTAAATCTTGACCGAATTCTGCAGTCTTTTCGCTTAACCGTGAAAAGAAGCTTTCAATTTTCCCTCTAAATGAGGTTCTAAATCTTTCTTCTTCAGACGTCAATCTCTCTCCAACCTTAGAAACTCGGGAACTTGAGGGTCTGTCAAACGCTTTCATCCATTCAGGTAACTCAAATTTGTTCACCTTCATCATGTAAATATAAGAATTACGCCACCCATTTCCAACCTGGGTGAAATAACACTTAAATTCAACTGGAACTGGATCTACGATTTTTCCTTCTCCTCTCCTCCATAGACAAGAAGCGCCGCTATCTGTTAACCGTGCAACAAAAGGTACACTGGGTTTCGATTGTGGAGGATTCATCTGTTCTTCTGCACTCGTTGGGTACCACAAAGGATTTGAACTAGAAAGCTTATTGATGAACTGCTGTGCCTCTTCTTTAACTAGGTGATACATGTACCAGAATAGAACGTGTTGTCTCCTAGAACATCCAGCTGGTCCGGCTTGCTCAAAAGCTACTTGATTAAATTCACCTACTACAAACCTTTCTCTGAATCTACTCAAACAGCTCATGGGGGCCTTCCAGAACTTTTCAGACTCTTCGCGCCAGAACTTCGGGTAGTAGTGACGCAATCTCAACATTGTTAAAGACATTAAAGCGTTAGAAGCTCCTATTTTTGATTGAGTTTCGATCATGTTTCTAGAGTCCTTCAACCTGTAAATATCTGTAAATTCCTCCCATGTCTTAAAAAATGAATCTAATTTTTTAGAAACCACTTTTTCAAATTCTAACTCTTTGCCTTTCTTGATCATCCAGTCTCTCAATTCGTTAAACCACTCCTTGTCGCCGTGGAAATAAGATTCCAACAAGACAGCCGACATACTTTCTGCATGCTGTGATTCAACTGCAACTTCTTTACTGGGAATGAAGTGAGTGAGAGTCTTGCACATAGATTTTTTAGAGAGCGCTGCAACTTTTCTTTTAAGTTCAGGATGAGTTTTGAACGTCCTCTTCAGAATCTCCACATCATCAACAGTCACGTACTTTTCTTTTACATCAGTCTTCGACGGGGTCGTTACCTTTAAACCAAACTCTTCCTTACAAAAAGCAGCATAGCTGAGACAGTTAAATTCAGGAACTCTCTCGTCAACTCCAATCACAAAGTCATCTCCATAAATGTACGGATTCAAAAGTTCATAGAATTGGTTCGCCTTCCATTTCGTTGTAAAATTGTAAGGATGGTCTTTTCCCTCTTCGGTGCACATAACCACAAACGCATAGTAAATCATGATTAATCCTCTGATAGAATTATCTTCCGCAGTTGCGTACTTACCACTTGGTTGTAATCCAGGAGCTTGGAAAATGACCCCCGAAATAGCTACTGTTGGGTACAAGTTGTCACTCAAAATTCCTTGAACAATCTTCATCGCTTTGGAATTATAGCCAAACTTCCACAGAACTTTTACAACTACATCGCATGCAGCCTTACCTATATCTATAGGCATCTGCTTATCAAATCCTGAGTAATCACCTTGAACAATTGTTTTCGGAGTCTTTGACAGCTCGCGGTACATTGTATCTGCATAATTAGAATGCATATCAATACCGATCAGGCTGTTGTACGCCTCTCTTTCACACTGCATCGTGGAATAGAAAGATAAAAGAAATGCCCTGGACAACAATATACTTTGGAAAGAGCTCATACAGAAGACTCTTGTCTTCGCGTATTCTTGTTTTTCTCTGTCTCTAACTTCATCTTTCAATTGAGCCCCCAGCACTGGATGAACCATTTCTCCCAACCTGTAAGCTTTCAACATGTCGTTGTAAGCTTCCTTCACTGTTTTGCTAGGGTACCAAGTTATAGTATTATTGGATTCTACCCTAGTCGCGTGATTCTTCTTCTTTCCAGGCCATTCTATGCCAGCAGAGGTGTTCATGTTCATCGCATTTATATAGTCATTTTGCGAGTACCCATTCAACGCTTGAGCTAGTGAATATGGAGACATACTCTTAATTCCCTTCCTCGTCAGAACACTAGTAATTCGCTTCACGATATTTGAAACGACTACATCAGCGATAGCTTTCGAAATAGGCTTTCGCTTTTTACCAACGGTTCTCAGAAAGTTGTTGTACGCCGCATAATAAATTCCATTCACCATTACATGCTTCATGTTAGGAGGTCCCCACAAGAAACCCTTTTCGTCACTTGTTTTGAACTTCATTATCTCTGCTACTTCACCTGCGTAAGGAGTTGTTTTCACTCTAGTCTTCGGAGGCTGCGGTTTAAATCCCGATATGTTTCCCCACACTCTCAAAGAATGTATCGTTTCCCACAAAAATGGGTGTCTGGGGTGGTAATCGCCTTTTTCTAGATGGGGAGAATATCTTAGTACTCCTTGTGAATAAACTTCTAGGCCCTCATCCTCTATGTCCTTCAAATCGCCTCTCCTTAACGGAGCAACTCTAGTGCACACATGACTACCATCAGATGCTCTTTGGATTCCCATGTGGATACCAAGCAAAAAAGTTTGGTTACCCTGAAATCCTAACATTGGAGTTCCACAATATCCATCCGTAGTACCTTTGGGAATCCCACAGTAAGATACATTGATCACGGTGTCATTTTCATCTTTTTGAGGATCTGTATCCAAAACCCATTCATTTCCTTCTCTATCCACCGAATGACTCAGATAATCATCATGTAACAAATCTCTGTTATCGTCAAAGTTTAACCCGGGAACGGCTACTATAGTGACATCTGGTGCTACATTCCATTTCTGTAAATCTTCGAAACGAGCTTCTACTAGTCCACTAGCAACACCTTCTTGTCGCGAAATCACAACAGCTCTTGTCCTTAACAATGAATGAGTGTTCACAACCATCTTGTTTCCATACAATCCGAACGCTCTGAATGAACCGATCGCATCATCATGAGTTCTGCCGTAGCAGTAAACTGTGTTTCTGAACACCCTCTTTTCTATTGATGTTGGGTCATTCAATCTTATAGCATTGGCAGGGATTCTAGGCTCAAATTCCTCAAAATGGTCATAGTCATCAGTTAACGACGACTTTTTCTTATGGTCAGGGAGTCTTACTTCCACCTCTTGTTCTACCATAGCTATGGCCAAGTCAGGATCAGTTGTGGAATTAATAATAGCTGGGGCTTGATTCTCTATTGTTAGTTTCTCCTTCCTTTCCTCGAATTCAAGAGGATCTTTCTGTGAAACTTCTTGTTTGGCTTCTTTTTCCTCTTTTTCCACTTTTTCCTTCGGAGTCATTTCTTTCTCTCCCTTTGGACGCAGGTAAGCCACTATAGATCCTATCGCTATCCGCAAAATTACTAAAAGCATTCCTATAGCAGCCCCCCATGTAGCTATGTCCGAGAGACTAGCAAGATTCTTTCCTTTGAGCAATTTTTCTCGTAAGTATAACTGCGTTACCCTAAGGTTAAAAATGGGCTTTGACGTTATGATGGAGACCATTAAAGACTTGTAAGTCGTATAAAGCCATCCAAAGTAATACGATGGGTAAATAAATTTACCTTGATCAAAAGTCAAAACTGCCATTTTCCTATATCGCTTCAGTAGTCCATTGAAAGAACAAGAAATGTGGTTCCACGCATTAGCTGGATCTCCATTGGCTGCATGTCTGTGCAGCTCCTTCCAAAAACCAATGAAAGTATGCTCATAATGAACAATTTTCCCGCATCCACAATCACAGCACTTCAATTTGTACCTAGCTCGGGTATCTTCCTTTGAGATCCTTCTAACTGGGTTAAAAGCTTTCATAATCATCTTTTGAAAAGGTTTGTCACTGTAACAGTCCAACAGTTGTTGTTTTTTTGCTTTCTGTACACAGTCTGCAAAAGCTATATCTTCATAAGACATCTTCTTCTGAGTTATAGAAGGTACATCGTCTTCATCTGATACTAAACCTAACTTCATTTTCTTTTGAACTTTTCCCATGATCCCCATCTGGTTGATCCATTTTATCTTTTTCATGGAATCTCCAGCGAAGTTCATTATATTCTTAACTTCCAACTTTCTCGAATCCGCTTGACGCTGTAATACCTCGTCATGTCTACGAATCATTTCTCCCAAGCCTTGCAACATCTCTGCCAGATTCAATTCACCTAAATGTAACGGTTTAATCACTGGATCGCCCTTTGAATTTGGAGCTCTTTCCTTAGCTGTTCCCATCACAAATTTGTAAATGTTACATCTTTCTCGTGGATCATCTGGTAATTTGGAAGGATCGATTCTCCCGCCTGTCAAATACTGGGGATGAACGCTCTGGTGTACATATAGAAACCTTCTGTAGATGGCTTCAGGTGTATTTACACAATAATTTGCATTCAACCCGGGCGTGTTGGTGTCGCAGACTATAAATTCAGGACTAGCATAAACTGTTCCTTTTTCATCCGCTTTAGACATATTTAGCTGACAAGGAGCTGTGTCTACCACGGACAACATTACCGAAAGAGATTCATCGCCTTGCTTCTTCACAATATCATCCTTTAATGATCCCAGTTCCGGAAGTCGAATAATCGGCTGCGTTAGTGGATCATATCCATCCCAGTATTCAGATTCCATGCACTTAGTATATACCAAAGACTCATCAAATGGAATATTGGCATGTTCACAGTATACTTGGTAGAGATATGGTAAGATGGTACTTTTTCCTTGACCAGATGCGCCATGCAAGACCACAGCAAAAGGCATTCTTCTGTCACATCCTTTATACTTCTTAAACAAAGCGCTTTCATTAGAAATCAACTCTTCCAACCGCTTCTTAAAAGCATAAGGAGCGTCTACTTTATCCATTCGTTTTCCTAGTTTAGCCCACCTGGTGGTTTCTCTTAACAAGGCTTTGCCATCTTCTCCTCCGGCTCTCTCCTGACGAGGATCTTTGACTCCAAAAGTAGCGTTTTGGAATTGGGTGACTAATCCATTTGTCTTAGTTATAAAATCTCCATAGCTGTCACCCAAGAAGGCGTTAAACAATGATGCACCTGAAAACTTTGCTACCAGCACACCAACACCGGCGTCCACAGCATTAACTATTAATTCTATGAACTCCATCACTGAAACTTTTTTCTTTAAAACTTTCTCTTCGTTCACTTCTTTGAAAATCTCTGATAAAGGACACAAGACATGTTCTCCGATAATTCCTTTGGCAACAGCTCCAACTATAAATTCTCTCAAGGAGATTACAGCAGTGCTGTCCAGGATACTGGTATGCATGCTCCAAATGTCTTTAATGAATCCCTGATTCTCAATAACACCATTTTTGTTCGATTTGAAAAAATTCCTCCATCTTTTCCTCATCTTGCCTCTCTTTTCCAGAAGTTTCTGTTTCTCGACTTCTTCTTTCGCATCCGCCTTTTGACGCTCGAAAGCTCGTTTGATCATCTCGGAGTCTCTCCCAAGATCACCGGTTCCATGTTCTTTCACCATTTCTGCTATAAATTTACCTTGGGTTTCTTCATCTCTTCTGAGCGTTTCCTTTCTCACAGCTCTTTGAAATTGCTCCTCTCTCTGATCTAGTACTGCATCCTTGTACATACTCAACTTACTAACTACGTGAGTTCTTTCTGTATCGTAGATGACTTGAACGGTAGACGGTACTGAACCCAGAAAATTTGCAATTTGAACTTTAGTAGCCTTTACTGTCACTCCATCAATCTCTAAAGCATCCTTGTAAACCTTTATGGTTTCTTTTCCTGTTAAACATCTAAATTCGCCATTGGGAGTCCTAGCCAGTAAGGCTTTCTCTTCTTGATCTTTCAATATAAAAATATTTTTGTTTTCATCAAAAACATACTTAATCGGAAGATCCAAATCTTCGCCTTCGAGGAATTCATCTACAGCTTTTTCATAGTCATCTCTGTCATCTATAGCCTGCTGCGAAATGGCAGCTATCATCCTCCGATACAATTCGTAAAAATTGCCCATCAACCAAGAGGAGACCTCGTCGTACCTGTCCAGAACGTGATAAAACACCAATATCCAATCTTTCCAATCTTTCAATACAAAGCACATTCTAACAAGGAACACACTGTCCTTTATGTAAGAAAAAAGATTTCTCTTCTCTCCTAATAGGGCTTGAGTGTACTTCTCAGCTTTCATCCACGACTTTTGAAATAATTCAAAAATCTCACTAGTGGTTTTAAGAAATTGCATCATTAGATGAGTTGAACCCAGACTAAAAACTCCTTTCTTAAATCTGTTGAAACCATCTTGAAAACTCTCTAAGGAAAAATTCGGACTTGATTGTAGCTCAATTGGAGTACGCATTGCCAGTGGAAACACTAATTCGTATTCGTAGGTTTCCACCCACTTTACCAAATTGCCTTTTCCATCGACAATATTTTCTTCCAGAACTCCTCCGCAAACTAATCGGTGATGATACCCTGTGTCTTCAGAATACGTCGTATATTCAGAATCTTCACATGACGTTTCCAAATTTTCGGGGTCTGAATCACAGCAACCTTCGCTGCATTCATCCTCACTGACCGGCATATAGATCTCTTCTTCTTGCTCAAATCTTTTCCATTCTGCCAAAGTCACAAAAATTGCATGAATTCTAATCCTCATTTCCTCAATCAAAAATGTGATATCAAGAAACGGATCATAAATTAAACTCGCAATAGTGGACTCTGTAAGTTCGTGCCACGTTGAGTCAATGTTTTCTAGAAATTGATTGGCTCTAGGAGAGCTATCTCTCATACATCTCATAGTTAGGTAAAATACCGCACTAACTATCCAATGAAATGTAAAAAGAGTGATAAGTCCTCCTTTCACCCAGTGTACGCAGTCTTTCGAAAACAATATTCTCAAATCGTGGGATAGTACTGTTAAAAACAACCGTAAATAAACTTTTTTGATGGTACCAAAGAAAATAATCTTCGCTTTGGCAACTCTTCGTTTATACTTTTGTCTCGCTTTAAATCGACATCTTCTCTTTTTGGAACGGGTGTCCCACCAAAATGTTTTCCTCTTACTAATGTAAGAAGTAACTTCTTCAAAAAAGCGATTCAACGGTTGTATTAACACTACTAAATACACTAAGATGATAGCTGTTTTTGTACATCCCTCTGCACACAGGATGTACTGGCCAGCTGCTACCAAAATAGTGTAAGGAATTACTTCAAGGCCTAAGAACCAAAAGGCCGTTCCATAATACCTGGTTTCCTTTAACCAACTGAAGGCCTGACTGAACAGGCTCACCAACACCGTCAACAACCAAAAACCCAAATTCATCTCACCACAAAACCTATCAACGAACGTGATCACTTGTGAAATTGTCATTGTCATAGGTCCAGAAGGGTCCGGAGACTTCGCATCTCCATGAAGAGTATTAGACGAACTCTTTAAAACGTTTGCTTATCCACTTCTACCTGCTTCTCCTCAAGAAGTGGGGCCTAGCCTAAATTAAACAAACTTCGTTTCCTTTCTACGGACTAATCTCTTAATCACTTCAAAACTTTATTCACTACTGTGATTGGTGAGGTCACAAAAACCTTTCACTACATTTACTCTACAGGTGTTACTCCACAATTAAGTGGTAGTGGTTTGATATGGATACCTGAGCGAAACTACTTCTCCACTTGCGGGTGGACGGCCCTAGGGATTTTCTTTTCTATGATTTCAGGTCCACAATTGTAGATATGTATGCATAAATGTAGCTAATCAATTAATGCTCAGTAGCTTCAAAAGGGTTACTTTTCAACAATCAGAGCCCAACCGAGCAATTAACCAGACTGTAAAGTGTAGGGGCAGTCAAAGTTAATGTACTCAATTTACGGGTATGATGTCACTTCTACGGTAACACAAATGTCTCTTTTTACATGAAGTAATCGATTCATATTTCCGAATAAAAATTCCTCTACTTGTTTGATAATTTATCCATTGTAGCTCTAGGCGAGCATGTGATACGTGCTTTAAAACTCCTCCCCCCATCGTTAAACCCTTGCATTTGCGAATAGGTTTCTAAAACTATTAGGTAGTCTTAGTTGAACGGGGCATCGTCCGATACACACACACACATCGGAGATTTTCACATTGCTTGTCGTGTCTCCTAGATCGAATAAATCCTGTAACTAACTATTGTGCGGGTCGTTACAAACCCATGAATATTTTACCGAGACTTAAATTCATACAAACCTTCCAAGATTCTGGTCTCCAATATTTCCGTCAATCAGTCGTCTCTAAAGGGATGACGCCCTTTAGGACAGGGGTGGCATAATGTTGTTCGGATGTTCTGTAGTCTTTATCTGTCGTCATACCGAAGTATAGTTACGATAAAGTTCTTCTGCACTACAGTCCTACTATTTTGCATTCTACCATTGTACTGATTTTACTCCATTACAGATTAGGTGCCGATCACACCGACGTTAGATGTCATTTTCTCCTACATCTAAAATATCGTTTTCCAATTTGTCAAATAAAAGTTGATCTCCGTACGTAAATATCCAATTTGCACTATCGCATGGCCCAATGCACCGGCCCGAGCACGCGGTGGGGCTTAAAGGTCTCCCCTGGTCTCGCTTTGGAGATAGCGGCCACGACCTATACACATTCGACCAAATTTATAAGTGGCTAGTCATCGCCACATAAATATAAGATTCTTTTTTGTTTTTCTTTTTACTTTTCTTTTACTTTTTGTTTTGTTTTTAAAATAATAATTTTCAATTCACTAGCGTTCTTCAGCGACCAAACTGCACTAGTGATATCACGGGTAAAGGGATCCGTGATTGATAGTATATCTTTTACAACGTTCCTACTATCCAACGTTAAACCAAAACAATTTTGTTCATTTGTTTAGGAGTACAAATGTAAACTACAAGCTGTCACATTAGACAATCAATATAATACACAATGTAACTGTGCCTTATCTTAGATTAATCTCTAGCTGGTAATTCCAGATTATTGAGATTAAAGTTATTGCGCTATGGTAATTCCTAGCTTAATAATAACCGAATTATCTAATAAGAGTAAAGGTATCTACGATCTTGTAGGTTGATCGTAAAAGTTACAATTCAATGAAACTTACGTATATCAAAGAATTGATGGGGGGGGTGGTCAGCCCCCCC